TGAAGTCCGGTGGCAAGCAGGACGAGCAGTTCGTAGATCCAAATAAGCCGGCAAAGGCTCAGCCTACAGCCGGGAAGAATCGCTCTACCGCCGAGATTGTTAAGGACATCGCTGCCCTTGGCAACCCTTGGGGTGAGTAACAAAGGAGTAAACAATGGCTAACCAGACCCGTGCCTTGCTTGATACTAACTCAAGCAACGCCTATAGCGCGCTCATTACGGAGCTCGTTTCCAAGCAGGCTCAGGAGAACCTGCGCGACCGACTGGTCCATGCGATGCCGGGGAACTATACCTCGGGCCGCTTCCAGAAGGGCAGCAACGAGATCCGCTACGCTCGTTACCCAGACCTCACGCCGCTCGGAATCTCAGACACACTTGGCGAAGGGCTTGCCCCAGCTGAGTATGACCTGACGATCACGACTGAGTCTTTCGTTCCTCGTCAGTACGGTAAGGTCCTCAAGATCACCGACCTGGCTCAGCTCGACAGCCCTCATGACCTGATCTCAATCGCGTCGGAGCGCCTTGCTCGTGCTGCAACTGAGTCGATGGACACGATCATTCGTGACGTTCTCAAGCAGGGCACGAACGTTCGCTACGCTGCAGGCCGCGCTTCTCGTGCGCTTATCCAGGCTGGCGACAAGCTGACTGGTCTCGAGATCAAGCAGACGGTAGCTAAGCTCAAGGCAGCAAACGTTCCTACGTTCGCTGACGGCTTCTACCGAGCGATCATCCACCCTTCGGTGGAGTTCGACATCCTGACCGACACCAGCCCGAACGGCTTCCTCGAAGCTTCTAAGTACACCAAGAACCTTGAGCTCCTCAACGGGGAGATCGGGGCCTACGCAGGTGTCCGCTTCATGGTATCGCCAGCGGCTGCAACGTTCACCGGTGGTGTAGGCGGGGCGCTTACGATCCACTCGACGTTCGTGTTCGGCCCAGACGCCTACATCGTAGGCGACAGCCAGACGCTCCAGAGCTACTTCGTAGCTCCGGGCGGCGATCACAGCGATCCGATTTCGCAGATCGCAACGCTTGGCTTCAAGATGCGCTTCGGTGCGATCCTTCGCGGTGAAGGTGCGACCGGCGAGTTCGATGGTAGCAATACCTCGACTGGCCAGCCACGCTACATCCGAGTCGAGTCGGTTGCTTCGACGCTCTAATCGTAACTAGGGAGTGGGGGTCGGGCTTCGGCCCGGCCCCCGCAACCACAAGGAGACCTTATGGCTATCACTCTACAAGCACTCAGGACCATCGTCCGGCGGGACCTGCGTGACTCCGGTGCCACTAATACATGGAGCAATGATGAGCTCAACGACATGATTAAGTGGGGTACTCAGGAGGTCTCGCGCATCCGCCCACAGGAGACTTATGAAGAAGTTGCGTACACTGCTCCTGCTGTTGGAGCATTCTTTACTATCAACACGCTCACGCTGGACACTGTTTATCGTGTTGACGTATACAAGAACTCTAAGTACATCGCTGAAATCCCTTTCTCTCAAGACGCCTCGGCTAATGGTGGATGGGACTTCCTCAATGGAAAGCTGCACCTGCCACCCTATTACGTCATGCCTGACGGATGTACGCTGCGGGTGTTTGGATACAAGCACTATACCCAGCCAACGGTTGACGCGTCCTCTATCGAGCTCGACGACGATGCTACTAACGCCGTGCGTGCCTGGGTCCAGAAGGAAGCGATGTTCATGCTGATCGCGGACCGCGTCCGATTCCAGCAATGGCAGGTTGCCTCCGGATCTTCAGACACTAACAGCATCCAGCTGGCCCAGCTATACAGTGCGGCAGACCGACGTTGGTCCAGCATCTCTAAGTCGATCCGCCGAGTAAGGAAGAATCCCTAATGGATCTTAGCGCAGCAGTAACTATCCAGCGGCCTGGGGCCGCACCACTGGACATCAATAGCCTGCGAGACCCTGACACCATTGGCTCTGCTCCTATGTCAGGGTACCTGATTGAACAGGTAGACTTCTCGTCGGTGCCAATCACCGCCTTCACTGAGGACACCCCTCTAGTAGACGGTGTGGATAGCTATGACCCTTACCTGTCTGCTCGCTCCATTAACATTGTCATGTCCGTGTACGGAAGTTCTTATGGGGATTTCTGGGATAAGATTACCGCGCTGACTGCAGCGTTGCAGGCCCAGCCGAAAGCTGCCAACACCGGAACCTACCCAGCCCTAGACGCAGATGGCAAGCGCAAGCTGTCATTCAGCCAGCCTAAGGCGTCAGGATCATACAGCCTGTACATGATGGTAAGGCCTATGGCATTGCCGCGCTTCGTTACAGACTCATCATCTTCTGCTGGAGACTCGTCTAGGGGGTACTCGGTCCGGTGCAGTGTAAGCCTTATGGCTGAAGACCCGTACAAGTATTTTGAAACAGAGTCTACTTTTTCTAGGGTTGGTAGTGGAACTCTTACTATCTCCAATACCGGGACAACTGTTGCCTGGCCAACGGTTACTTGGAACGTAACGTCACTTAGCACCGTGTCGTTCTCTCGTAGCGGAAACACGGTTGAGCACACAGGTGTATCAACTAACGTTACAGACACGTTTAAGGATGCTGGATCTACTAGCTCATCTACCCTAACATCCTACGAGTTCTTTAGTCTAGCACCTGGCAATACGTCCGTAACCATAGTCGGACAGGCTGGCGAGACGGTAACGGTTACTATTAGGGAAGCAATCCTATAATGCCGGCAAAAACGATTGTAGTAATCCGCTCTCGAGCAGCATACAATGCCGCTGACCCATTCTGGCAGGGCCCTGTTGTTGCTGTAATCAAGGACGCCAGGGACGTAGGCGTTAGCCTGTTCGCTAACGACAATGGATCATGCTACTTCACTCTACCTGTTGACCACCCGGCACTTCCGCTGATCGACCCTATTAACCAGCACTACTCTATCGAGCGTTGGAACGGTAGCTCCTATGACGTAATCCAGTCTGGGTTTATTACTGACTATGACGCAGCTCCAAACGAGGTAGTGATTACCGGCGTTGACTACATGACCACGTTCAACAAGTATTACACACCCATCCACGGCCCCGATCTTGGGGCCAAGGCAATCCCAAACACTGATACAACAATCTTAGTTGACAACACCGCACCAACTCCAGACATTACTCCTAAGTCTGTCATCGAAGTAGCTAGCGCGAAAGATCGCCTTAGGGCATCTGAGAGCTTCGCTGTCTCTACTACTGACTCTACCTACCCAAACGTTGGTAAGGTATCGATCTATTCCGGAGTGGCTCAGGCAGCAGGCGGTGGTGGAGGAGACGCACCGCCAAGCGGATCAAGGGATGCGCTGACTGTGGAGTACGAGGAGGTCTCGGGAGTTAAGACAGGGACAGTCATTCTAAAGGGAGCTATGTATATTTGGAGAGCGGCATCCTCCAACAAATTCCAGGACGGTGAAACTGGAAAACTTATCAACGGGGACTTTGCCATCGGGACAAGCTCTTCGGCTAAGGGCCAGATCGGATTTATTATTTCAGCAAACCCTGGCGGTCCACTTGCCAAGGTAGAGTTCGATGTCTACATTGCAGCAGGGCAATTGGACATTGGATATACGAGCGGTGGATACGGAGCTCTTAACTTTAACGTCAAGCTTCGACCGGTATCTAACTATGACTCTGGCACTGAGGACCACACAGGAACAGACCTAAACAGGACCTTGTCTGTCCTGTCTGAAGGCGTTAGTTATGAGTTCTATGTAACACCATACTATCAGGGACGACTTACCGCGTCTACTGGTGCATTCAATCAAACGATCTGGGGTGCCACGACTAGGGCTCCGGAGTCTATCTTCACAGCTGGGCTTCAGACAAATAACATTAAAGAGGCTTTCATTGACCTATTGGATTTGACTGACCCTGCCAACGTTATGAATAGGGAAGATGATTACCCCGGCATCACCCCCGCCCCACTACCTCTTACTAAGTTTATGTCACTAGAACATCTAGGTACTAATCCAACAACTATTCATCCTTACGTTTCTGCCGGGCAAGGACCAGTAGAGTTTATGCGTGATCTAGCTGACATCGAAATGGGGTCTAGGTCTAACGGGGAAAAGGTTGTCTTTAACTTCTATGGGGTTCCCTCCGGCGCTTCCGACGGTAAGAAGCTGAGTATAAACTACTCTGTCTCGTCCAACCCACAAGCGACGCTTATCTACCCAGGCCAGATCAGGGACTTCAATGTAACAAACAAGAGAAGCAAGAAGATTACCTCTGCCAGGGTCATCCCAACCACCGACTTCCTGATCGGTGCCAGTACTGAAGGAGCTTCAGGTTCTAAGACCAAGGGGTCAGTTGTCAAGGAGGCTAGCGTTACATCATCAAGCCCTGCCCTGCCATCTGTCATTGCACAGGGTGGGTTCCTTTCCGCCCAGGCTGCAACCAACCATGCCAATGGTATCATCAATGACTACGGCACAGACGCAGACGTTCAGGCTATCAAGGTGTCTTTGCGGACAGACCTATATGGCCCTATCGGTGTAACCGGTACGCCCAAGCTTGGCGAGACCGTTAAGGTTGTAGTCAGGCGGAAGAGTGCCACCGTTGGCGGCGACCAGCTGGAAGGTAACTATAACGTAGGCGGCATGGAGTGGACAGCAAAGATCGACGGCACAGAGAAGCTAGTCCTTGACCTGGTTAAGCCTACCAAGTTCAAGGGGCCAGCCATTACCTGGGATGCTGCTCCTGCCCCAACCCCTGACCCAGGACCGACCACTCCAGCAACTGTACCTACGCCGCCAAATCCTAAGCCTAGGACTGCGCCTACCCCGCCAAGGACAGGCTCATCAGGAACGGCAAGGCCTAACGCCCCACGCATCAACAACAGGCCAGAGAGATTCAACCTATGACCAGGGGTCAGTTTGAAATCCTACTGTCCAGGCTCGACGACATTGACGCCCGGTTGCGTGAGGTTGAGGTCGAATCTGCCGGGGCAAGGGCTGTGCGTAGGGCAAGACAGGACAACCAGCTTGATGTAAAGTGGCGTGCAGGGATCATTGCTTCCATTTTAGGAGGCGTGCTAACCCTGGTAGCCAAGGTGTACGAAGCCTTGACAAACGGAGGTAACTAATGGCAAAGGCCAACCTAGTAGAGCGCGTAGGTGCGCTCAAGGAAGACGGCTTGTCCTTCACCAAGATTGGTGAGATGCTCAACATGAGCAAGGATCAGGTCCAGAAGTTTCACAAGCGCTACGTGGCAAGCATCCCGGAGGACTTCTTACCAGCTCGCCATAGCAAGGAGAAGACACCCGACTTCGTCGGGATCAAGATTGCGTTCTTCGACATCGAGTCGACGTTCAGCAACTGGCGCCGTGTGCTATGCGGATCGGTGGCGGACTCATTCGGTAACGTGGTTACGTACAGCCACGACACACACCCAGGTAAGAATTGGCAGGACGACAGCGTTCTAGTCAAGGCTTACTGCGAGTACCTTGATACCTTCGATGTGATCGTTGGTTGGAACTCGAAGCTGTTCGACGTACCGGTACTGAACGCTCGACTGTTGTATCACAACATGCGACCGTACGAGCCACGCATGCACTTGGACCTTATGTATAAGGCCTCAGGTTCATCGATCTCTATCGGACGTAAGTCCCTTGAGAACGTATCGAAGTACTTCGGTGTTCAGAACTCGAAGACCCCGCTTGACCCACGCACGTGGGACGATGCGGACCACGGCGATAAGGCCAAGTACGCGAAGATCATCGAGCACTGCGAGGCAGACGTCTTGGTTCTCCGTGACGTGTATGCCAAGCTTAAGCCGATGGTGCACATCCTTCACCGATGACCGAAGACGAAGTGCAGTCGCACTTTGACCGGACCATTGCCGTTGACTTTGACGACACGATTGTCGTCAGGGTCTTCGGCACTTTGGTCCCTGCTAAGGATTGCGTAGAGGGACTCCATATGTTGAGGGAGCAAGGGTATAGGATCGTAATCCATTCTGCCAGGTCATGGGACAAGTGGCAGGATAAGATCGAAAGAGAGAACGAGATGGTCAATCTGCTTGACCATTGGGAAATTCCATACGACGAGATCTATACCGGCAAAGGGAAGCCACCGGCCATGGCGTATGTAGATGACCGTGGGCTTAGGTTCTCAGACAACTGGCTAGATATTGTTCGCCTCATTTTGGAGAAAGGAAAAGTATGAGCAAGCTTAAGATCGTAACTCAGACGGATAACATCGAGGGCAAGGGCACGAAGACTGTGCTAGACAACTGGATGGATGACTGCGCATGGGCCACGCTGGCCTGTGCAGCTAACCATTTGACAGGGTCTAAGTACACGTCGTTCGATGCTGTTAAGTGGGGGGAGAAGGTAGGGCGGCACGACCGCGATGGCCTGCCAGATCCTAGCTCGCTGTCCCAGCTAGTAAAGGCTGGGCCACTGGCTGGCCTAAAAGTAACGTGGCCTAAGAACTGGTCAGCAGTTGAAGCTGCTGTCGAGAAGGGCGCCGTGATCCTCATTAACGTACAGCAGGCTAAGAACTACCCTGATGTACGCATGAGCAAGTGGCACACCGAACACCAGAAGCGCAAGCCTGGTAGCACCTATGGCCACATGACATGCGCTGTTAAGACGGCGGATGGCTACGAGTGGGCCGACCCTACCATGAGCGGCAAGGGCAACGAGGAGTACGCAGTGCCGGCAACCTGGGCGCAGATCAAGCAGATCGCCCGCTCGAAGGGGGACATGCCTCACAAGAGGTGCCTAATCGCAACAAAGAAGTGAGACAGACTTGACGCCCTATGTGGGGTGATGTAAGATCCTCAGTGGACGAGATCCACTGGGGATCTTATAGTTTTAGGAGGGTTCATGGAATCGATAGCAAAGGCGTTTGACACAGGGCTAAAGGCCAACCGAAAGGATCGACCGTCGTCGACGTTCTTCCGCGGCAGTAAGCTTGGCTCGTGCCTACGTCAACAGTACTACGAGGCAACAGGCGAGCCGGTCACCAATCCTTTTGAGGATAGGCTGTACCGTATCTTCGAGCAGGGGCACGTCATCGCTGAGGCTTTCGAGAGGAACCTCAAGTCGTCCGGCATGTTCTCAGTCTTTAAGTCTGAGGTGCCAGTAACCATCGAGGAGTACGACTTCTCCGGCAACATCGACCACCTTGTTCAATGGAAGGAGAGCGGCCAGCTTGAGGTCATCGAGATGAAGTCGATGAACTCCAATGGGTTCAAGTACCTGAAGGGTCCGAAGCCTGAGCATGCCATCCAGGCAGCCAGCTACGCTATGGCCCTTGAGCGTACGCTGGACCCAAGTGTCAAGGTCGCAGCTCGAGTGGTCTATGTTAGCAAGGATGACTTCCTGATTAGTGAGTATGCTCTTGACAGGGAGTGGTATGATAGGGCTCTAAGGGTTCTCGAGGTCGGCAATAAGTTTAAGGAGCAGGGGCGGATTCCGTTCCGGCTGCCGGTGCCGGAGGGCAAGAACCCAAATAAGATGTGGCCATGTGCAGGTTGCCAATGGCTAACAAAGTGCAGGGGGTAGTATGGCAGAAGAGAAGCTTAACCTAGCCACCAAGGTGGCAATGATCATGCAGGCAGTTGAGTACATCAACAAGGGTGGTACCAACACTTCTCAGGGATACAAGTTCGTTCAGGCCACCGACGTGGCCAAGGTAGTTCGACATGAGCTGGGCAAGCTCAACGTTGCGATGCTGCCTGTTAACATTGACGTCATCAGCGAGGGCCTCACACCTAAGGGTACGCAGTCACTGCTTACCGTTCGGTACACGTGGCGACTCGTTGACGGTGATAGCGGTGAGACGCTTGAGTTCCAGTCCATTGGTACTGGTGCAGACAGCGGCGACAAGGCTGCGTATAAGGCAGCTACCGGCGCATTGAAGTATGCGCTGCTCACTGCGTTCCTTATCCCAACTGGCGATGACCCTGAGGCTGACCACAAGTCGGACGAAGAGCTCATCTCAGCTAAGGCTAAGGATCTATTCGACGGTGTGGTACATAAGCCTGCCACTAGTAAGAAGGCTGAGACTGACCCCGTTAAGAAGGCGGTCATTGGAGAGGAGTTTGAATTCTAATGGCATCACGACTTGATCTATGGATGAGTGATAAGAAGGCACCGGTAATCAAGACATCTAAGAATGGTAATGATTACCTAGAAGTTTACGGAAGCATTCAGACACCGGCGTATGATGAGTGGCTTGATACGGACAAGTCATCCGCAGCGCCTGACCGTTACGCGTACGTTACGCTTCGGTTCTTTGACGCTGAGGGCCGGGACCATGCACAGAAGGTGTATGACTGGGCCATCTCGCAGGAGAAGGACCCGCGTCCTAACGTACACGTTGTCGGCTCTCTGAATGAGGACCGGGAGTACCAGGGTAAGCAGTACTACACCATGTTGGTGTCAGACATCTCGCCCTTGAAGTACGGCCCACTGCGTAAGCGCAATGGGTAGGCGCGAGCTTTCGCTAAAGCTAGTGGATAGCATCGACGCATGGAAGGCTGATGGATTTGATGACTGCATCATTGGCGTAGGCCAGCAGTTCACTGAGGGTGGGCAGGTATTCATCTTCATCTACAGCAAGAAGTCGATCATCGAAAGCATCGCCAACGATATCGTCGAGGAGATTGGCAACCGGGTTAACACATCGGATGAGGAGCGAGCTGTGCTTGCTAGCTCAGCCTATGATGATGCCACGGAGTTCTTCGACTACAACATCGCCGGTGCGTACATCGGACGTGGGATGCCGGTGTTCCTGGAGGACACCTATCCTGACGCAGTCAAGGAGGCCATCGGTGAGTGACGCTGCTCGTCGAGGCAGGCTCAACCGCTCGAGGGGTAATGCCTTCGAGCGGGAGGTCGCCAAGAAGTTTGGTGGTAAGCGCGTTGGCCAGTACGGTGGGCCTGAGGATGTAGCTGCCGGGCAGTTCAACATCCAGGCCAAGTGTGGCCAGATGTTTAGTGAAAAGTATTGGCGCTGGTTACAAGCGGTGCCAAGGAAGGCGGATCAGATTCCGCTGCTCGTAGTCGGGGATGCCCCAGGTTCTGGTGGCAAGCGAAGAGTAGTAGTTATTATCGAGGAGTCCGACTTCCTCGATCTAGTTGGAGGAGAAGATCATGGCACAGATGGCACGACCGAAGAAAAAGCTCACGACATTTGACCTGGCTGTTGCCTGGGCTAAGACGTTTGAGCTAATCCGCACACGGCTAGTGGAGCTAGAGGTTCCAGACGCGGACAAGATTGCAGCTAGCGCAGCCGATGTACTAGCTAAGGAGGGCGCCAATGGCGACGCAGCCTGATGAAGAGAAACGAAAAGGATCTAAAGCTATCCAAGTCATTCAAGAAGTCCAGAAGTACAGCTCAGCGAATGGGTATCCGGCGGCACTTGCTGTCGCTGTGGGATTGGCAATCTTTGCGGGGGAACCCAGTTCAGCAGTACCGTTCGCTGCTGTCACGTATCTGGCGGTAAGGAGAATCAAGTGAGCGAAGTCCCAGCTGTATTCACAAGATACTTTGCTGACCTGTTCGAGGAGGCCCTCACTATTATGGTGAGCAGGCAGGAATCGTATGGTCCGGTAAACGTTGAGCAGCTTGGGCCAGTAGGTGTATTTACCAGGCTTGGCATGGACAAGGTAGGCCGCATCGCCAACTCGATGAACGGCACAGTAGTTAACGGAAAGATCGAGATCGATCCATCTTGGTACTCGCCGGAGGTTCATGACGCATTGATTGATACCATCAATTACTGCGCCATCATGATCGCCCTTGGCCAGGGTAAGTGGAGCAACATCTCGAGGGACAAGGAGTAGCATGCCCCTGGTCGAGCACGAGACAGTGCCTATAGTTATCGGTGGCAAACGAGTAGCTGCAGTTGTAGTCATGTACTCTAACGAAGGTTGGTCTGCCCAGCTGGCAATCAACACCAAGACGGAGCACAGCTCAGTAGTTATGGAGCGTGGCACTGACCTGATCGGCAAGGAGAGGGCGATAGAGATTGCCCTGGCCCTGGCTGCTAGGTGGCGAGATGCCCAAAGAACCTAGCGCCTTAGACTTTTTCAAGGAGGATGCCAAGCGGTTGGGCTTGGGCCTCCGGGAATACTGCCGCAAGTTTGGCATCGAGTACGAATCACTCGGCGGCAGGGATAGGGTAGACCCCTTGACAAAGCATGAGCATACAGATTACCGTGCTTGTGACGTATGTAGGATGAACTCCATCCTCAACGGAAGAAGCACGGAGGATATAAATGATTAGCTCATTAGTATTAGCAGTGGTGTTAGCCTTTCAAACTACGGGAGTTCAGACTGGCTACGCCACGTGGTATGGCCGCCGTAGTACGGAAGCGTGCTACGGTGGCTATCCCCGCACCTGCTCCCCTTACTTGTCTAAGGCCAATGGCGGACGAGGAGGGGAGCTTACTATGTACGCAGCTGTGCCAGGCTTCGGGTTCTACGACAAGCCATACAAGGTGAAGGTATGCCGGGTCAAGTACCCGGACCGGTGCGTTGTGGTTGTGGTAAGGGACTGCCTGTGCAGCAAGAAGACTAGGAATATGATAGACTTGTCTCCGGCAGCATTCATGCGACTGTCCACGTTGGCAACAGGCAGGGTGCTAGTAACCATGGAGGCATACGAATATGTACGAGACAGAGGACGCTGACATCGGGGTGGGCGAGTGTCCCATCTGCGGCCAGTACCGGAAGCAGATAGATGCAGGCGAGCTTAAGCCCTGCTTCATGTGGGATCGCAAGAAGGGTGGAGATACCGATGAAGAAGAATAGGTATGAGTATTTCCGTATGCGCAGCATCATCGGCAAGCTGGAGAAGCTAGCAGTAGACAAGCTAGTGTCACTTGGCCACGAACCTCAGGCCATCAGGGATGACGACGAGGCCATAGGTTTCTTCTGCATCACATGCGAATACTGTGGGTGCGCTGAGTTCCCGGATGGTAAGTCCGGCAGGCATGATATGCATGGGTCCATCTTCGAGTACAGCTGTGGCAATGTGCCCAAGATTGTGGTAGACTATGACATGGCCTGGGATAGGGCAGAAGATATATTTGGAGGGTTAGATGCAGAAGACACCGTTTAGTAGAGAAGCAGAGGAGTCACTGCTTGGTTCGATTATGATTGACAGCAGCGTGCTGTCGCTCATCGACGTCAACGTTGACTGGTTCCATGACTCACGCAATCGCATGGTTGCTGACGCCATCATCAGCGTGCACCGCAAGGGCATGTCGGCTGACTCGATCACAGTGGGAGAGGAGCTTGAGTCGTCAGGTAACCTGGCGGATATCGGCGGGTACTCGCGGCTGTCTGAGCTGACGTCTATGACCCCCACATCTGCGCATGCTGAGAGCTACGCCAGTATCCTTGACCGGCTATGCACATTCAGGAAGATCATTGACGCCGGCACTGACATCGTTAAGCTGGCCTATGCAGGCGGTGACGATGTCGCATCTGTCATCGACCAGGCTGAGCGCCGGGTCTTCTCAGTCTCAGCTAGCCGTCGCTCTGCCAGGTGGGTTGATGCCATGTCCATGATGGGCGAGGCTAAGCAGCGCATCAAGGCTATCTCTGTTGACGGCATCAAGCCAGGCATCCAAAGCGGCATCAGCCAGATCGACGCCATCACTGGTGGTTGGCAGCGGTCAGACCTAGTCATCCTGGCAGCAAGGCCAAGCGTTGGTAAGACTGCACTCGCTACTAGCATGGCGGTATCAGCTGCACTTGCAGGTAAGAAGGTTGCAATCTTCTCAATCGAGATGAGCTCTGAGCAAGTGGGCTCTCGTATCCTTTCATCCGTGAGCGGCGTTCCCCTGCAGGCCATCCGCAATGGCGGCCTTACCCTTGCCCAGCTAGCAGACCTTGAGTCAGCAGCTGAGCGTATCGGTAGGCTTGGCATCTACGTCGACGACTCACCAAGCGGTGCGCCTGCTGACATGAAGTCCAAGTGCAGGAAGGTTGCGGTTGAGCATGGCGTTGACATGATCATCGTCGACTATCTCCAGCTCATGACTGCGGACAAGAGCGGCAAGGATCAGAACCGGGTCAACGAGGTGGCCGACATCAGCCGTGGGCTGAAGGCTATTGCCCGAGAGCTTAACGTTCCGGTCATCGCACTGTCCCAGCTCAGTCGCATGAGTGAGTACCGTGATACCGGGGAGCCACGTCTATCAGACTTGCGTGACTCCGGTGCTATCGAGCAGGATGCAGACGTAGTGCTCATGCTGTGGCGACCTGACTCCACGTCAATGGAGTCACCAATCCAGGATGTCAAGTGCAAGATTGCTAAGCATCGCAACGGTCCGACCGGGACATGCGACCTTGAGTTTGTCCGGTCGACAGCTACGTTTAGGGGGTAGGCTATGCATAAGGAACTAGTAATCAACTGCAAGTGCGACACATCTTTGTGTGACCACGCAGCAAAGGAAGTGAGCAAGCTTCTTCAAGAAACATTCGATGATGGGTATGATGAGGGATGGATCTCTGCGTATGAACACATGCGAGAGGCCATGGTCGAGGCCGGTGTGCCGGGGGTTGAAGACCTCATCGCACCGCCGCCTCCAGGCAGGTCCGGCGTCGTGGTACCTGCGTCACGGAAGGCGAGGAAGAAGGAGCAGCTAATCAACTAGTAAAGTTGCTCTCGTTTTCTATCGCGCACCACCCCCCTTTTCTCGATAGGCGTGCAAAAAAATCCCCAGAGGTTGGCTTCTCAACCCCTGGGGATTCGGGTACTGGTGCCCATCCACACCAGCTGTATCAACCGTAGACTAGCTCACCGAATAGGCCCAGCTGCACTACTGCATCTGCTCCATCTGCGTCTACGTGGAACTCGTTGTCGTTAATGATCTGATACATGTGAGGATGCCTCTCGATCAGAAGCTTAACGCCAGCTCTAATCTTAGCCGGTGTAAGCTTCTCATCCTTGAAGTGATCGTCCTCTGTATCTGATAGAACTACTAGTACTTGGTCTGGTTCGAGTGGCTTAACAATACGCTTCTCCCAATCTTCATATAGGTACTGCCACTTGTACTCGTCTGCAACGGCCCAGTATCCAATGCCACCTTCGAGTGCTGTAGTGTAGATGTTCACTACCTCTAGGTCGCTTAGCTCTATGTCTAGTATCTTCATGCTACCTCCTATCTGCACTGCAGCAGTCTGCCGCCTTCATTGCACTCATCATCTGCTGAGATAATGTAGTGCATCTCGAGGCCATCCGGTCGCTGGAATACCAGCACTGGAAATGGGTTGCTAAACATCGGCATACCGTCTAGGTCTGAGCTGTCTACGTATCCGCGAATCAACTTGCAGCCAAGGAGAGGTTCAACCATCTCCTTCATGATGTATGCTGCTTCTGCCTCGATATGCTTCAGCTTATTCTGATTCTCTAGCTCTCTCATCGCATCAAATTCTACCATTCTTAGCATCCCTTCTGAACTTTCGTTCTGCTTCTCGCTTGGTATAAAAGAAGTATGTTATGCTCGTATACTTCCCATTTATACTAGCAGTTACCTGCCAGACACCGGACGGAAAGAGTTTCTCTACGTGTAGGTACTCTACCTTCACCATGTTAATACCCCCTCTTATCCTTCTCCATTGTACGCCAGCAGTCCTTGCAATAGGCTTCATAGTCTGGCGTAATATACCCACGGTCATCTTCTTCGATGAGCTGGTCGCATTCCCAGCAGAACAAACTCTTAATCAACATAGCTGGGATGTTGATGTCTCCTGTCGCTATGAACTCATCTGCTTCTTCTTCTGTCCACTCGTGGTACTTGCGGCTAATCATCTGACTTAACCCCTTTCTCTGACTGATGCTCTGCTTCAGATAGCTTCTTCTCGCACTCATCAATAGCTGGTTGCACTACCTCCTCGAAGAACTTACTGTACCCTCCGGGGTACACGTACCCACCTACTCCATCCAACGTCTCAGTGCCAGTGTGTCCGCACTCCTTGCACTTGTTCTCTAAGTAGATGTCGAACCGGAACACCTCACCTCTAAGGCCAGCATCATAGTGCAGCACTGCTCCTTCTAGGTATGCCTTGTACTCGTGAGGTAACATGTTGTAGTTGTCTGCATCTGCTCGTGTGATGCAAGCAAACCCACATTGTCCACTGTCCCATGGGTCATTGTATCCACCAAGGCTGATGCTTACACCGCTATGCGCTAGCATAAACAACGGCTGGTAGTACACGATGTCTTCTGACTTAAGCGCAGCATCGAACTCATCCATGCTATCGCATACCTCATCTACTGGAAGGTACCTGTTGGTACCTCTAGATGCAATGATCCAAAAGTCTCTCTCTAGTTCATGGTCGTCATCCATATATGTTTGCCAATGAATGCCTGACTCTGTTACTCCAGCTTCTATAACGTTGTTCATGACTCCTCCTCAATACCTACTTCTTGTCGGTATGCACGAGCAACCGAGTACCAATCGATGGTCTTCCAATAGCTGTTGATTGCATCGCTCATAGGGCCTACCATCTTGGGGTATTCATCCTCCATGTATGCGTTCCAAGCAAAGTCTACTAGCCAAGACTTGAACTCGTATTCATCTAACATGTTCTTGGCTGCATCAATGACTGTATCATACATCCACTGTTCATTGTCTAGCCATAGCTTAATGTTCCATGTCTCGTAGTTAGTCCATCCATTGTACTCTTTACACATGCTAACCTCCTATACAAGATATGATTAGTACCGGAGATAACAGGAACAGCACGATGAAGAACTGTATCAGCTCCTCATCGTGCTTGTCCCTATCATTCCTGGTATCGCCATGATACCAGGACATAATTACTTAACGCCCTTGGATGCCAAGAACTTCTTGTCCTTCAACTTCTTGCTGAATGTAATGTGAACTTCAGCAACTGTACCTTCGTACAAATCAGCTGTGTCTACATTTTCAGTGAAGTCACAACCTGGTCGTTGCGCTCGCCACTGGCGAAGGATACCTGCATCGCTGAGCGTAGCGTTGAATCCATGATAACCATCCCAGGCCTCATTGATTTCTGTTACCTTCAGGTCAAGCGATGTTGCTGCATTCAATGCTTTGACTGCAGAACTAACGCTGTTGCTATAACTATTTCCCTTAGCAACGCGCTTGGCCAGTTCAGGCAGTGACGCCTGCATGAGCAAGCTAACAACGTTTGCGCTATCTACTTGGATACTTACCTGCTCATTGAACTCAGCCTTCAGTTCCTTAAGCTTAGGTGCTCCACACTTCTCTGTCTTATTGGTTGCCATGTTAAACCTCCTCTGACTTTACAGTCTTATATCCATATGTTGAGTCGACATAGTATGCTTCCAGTCTGTATGCTTTTTCCCATACAAGCTGGCCATTCTCGGACTCAGTAATCATCTCTAAGAATGAGATAAAGTTATTGTACTTCATCTTATCCTCAATGTAATTGCCATCAATCACATTGTCGAGTCGGTTGTAGAACATAGCTTGTAGCTTGTTGATGACGCTGAGGTGTCGCATTGCTACCTCAAGGTCATGCTTGCTATAACCCATGATGCTTTCAACCTCATCGATGAGACTGCTAATGATGGAGATTGCTTGGTCTGCATTGCTAACTGCAGCCCTTGCATCATCTGCTGCTTGGTCTGCATTGTAACCTGCTGATTCAATGCTAGACTGAGCAGATTCTAGCTGCTCTTTGAAGTCGCTGATGTCAGCCATTACTTGCCTCCTTCTACCGCATTGCGGCAATCATCGCAACAATACTCAATGAAAAAAGATACGGCCTTGTCGCGATTGGCACGGATCTCTGCGATCTTAAACACGATAGTGTCTGTGTCACCCACAAATCTAATCGTATCCACATCGCCGGGTGATTCTACCCAGGTGACTGCGTCAACAACCACCATATGCTGTGTCTTGTCTGTCATACTAGTTCCCTTCTTCGCTAGCTCCGTTGAAGATAGCCTCTATCTGCTTACGGAGTTCTTCTGGTAGATCAACACCTCCTTCCAATGTCTCTTGCGATACGGGGTTGTCCTCGTGTACGTGTCCATCAATCTCAAGCAATAGGTCGCGATCAACTGGAACAATACTACCAAAGTCTTCTTCCATTGCCAGTGCTGTTGCATAAACTGCATTCTGCAGGTTGGCAAAGTAAATCTCTAGGTTAGTGTGTGTCCAGTCAGCTGCCTCGCTATTGGTTACACCTTCTCGTTCCATAAACATCTGCTCAGCCTGGCTGAATGTCTCAAGGTAATTGTTACGGAACCTTGGTGGATTACCAGCGAATGAACGCAACATGCTAATGGCCGTGACCAATGCAAGGTATGTGTTCTCCGCTGCGATCTCGCTATCAAACCTAAGTTTGACCTCGTATTCCTTTACCATTGTGTACCTCCTATGCTACAACTTTGGGAGAACCAAGCGGCCCTCTCCATAAGAGCGTGTGCCGGATGGCTGGCGAACCACACCTCTACCATCCGGCTGCACCCTCAATTAAATGTACCGGGATATGCCTTATCGAAGATCATAAAGATCACGATGCCTATCACTGTCCCGATAATGGAAGCTACTAATGTCCATCCGAACTGTGTAATATCCATGTTAGTTTACCCCCTCTCTAGCCACATACCATAGTGCAGCGATGGCTACCACCGCACCGGCTATAAAGCCACTCAAGAAATGCCACTCACCAAATGTTACGCACATTATCTATCCCTCCAATACATCATTAGGATAGGGGTACCCAACTGGTAGCTCCCACATCCCTGGCTTATTCGACCTGATGCTAGTGAACCCATCCTTGCCAATGATAAGATGGTCTAGCATCTCAATGTCCATAAGTCTAGCTGCTTGGACAACATCGCCAGTAAGCCTCTCGTCTTCATCTGATTGCTGATGGTCACCACTTGGGTGGTTGTGAATCAATACCATACCAACGCCATTGTTCATAAGCACTGGCGATAGCAGCTCGGCAATGCGTACGCTAGTACCTGTTGCCGTGCCACGGTATACCTCCTTAATACCAATGAGATTGTTGCGAGCGTCTACGATCAGTACGAATAGGGACTCTTGGCTTGCGCCATCGGCAAACTCCTGGAAGTATTCTACTGCTGTAGCTGGCCGTTCAATTCTCATTGTCCTTGGGTTAAGCTCTCTCCTTACCACTGTGAACTCATACTTCTGATACAACATACATCCTCCTACTTATTCAACCAGCAGCACTCGCACTCTCCATTAGGGAGCAGTGTCTCGCTGCAGTCATGTACCTTGCCACATACTACACATTCGCATGTGCACAATGCGATAGGATTGTTACACTGAAAGCACTCCATTGTTACATCCCTTTCTGTTGCTATACTGTGGTTCTTATTCGAATCATTAGTCATTAGAAGGGAAGGTCCATAAGGATAGCTGTCTTATGCTCAGCTGGTATCATATGCCAGATACCATGCTCAGTCATCTTAGTGTGTAGGTTAGTCTTATCCCCATATAGGGGTGATAGCATACCTACCAGCTCGACTGTATCTTCTCCGCTATTAGGGTCGAACACCCCTGGTACATTGCTATCCACGATGGATAGGAAGTAGTACATCAGTTGCTTATCATATCCATACATGTACACTGTGTACTCTTCCGGTTCGTTAGGTACCGGTGGATTGTGCTTAACAACTCTATACTGTGACACTTATCAACTCCTTCTCAGTTATGCTACAACTTTGGGAGAACCGAGTGGCCCTCTCCATGAGAGTAATCGTGAGGGGTATTACACTACCACCCCACCATACCCCCCTCCTACTTACCTTATCAACTATCATCCTACCTCCTCATGCTTGCTCTCGTATAAAGGTTATGATACCTTAACAACTGGTATCGTATCCAATAACTGAGACTCAACGGCGGCCTTGTGCAAGTGACGGGGTAACCCCGAAGGGCTACCCCGCCACTGTGCTGCGAGTGCTAGCCGAGAATCTCCAGAGCGGAGATGTCGTTCCACTCGAGACGATTCTTCGAGTCATAGCGGCTCACGAAGGTCGCCTGGATAGGCTTCCACTGGGCTGCGATGACTGCGGCAGCCATCTCGGGAGTTCGAGCAGCGGCTCGGCGGAACGATGCGATTGTTCCGTCGCTCCGGAACGACACAACCGTGAAGAGGACGCGATCCCCCTTCAAGTTGCTCGAGGTGATCTCGAAGTCGTCACGCTCCGAACCCACCGCCTCGGGCTTTGCGTCCGGGTGGTCGAATGACCCTAGGATTACGCCGTGCGCAATCGTTAGTGTGTCGAGAACATCGCCCTTCTCAACTGCGGGCTTGCCCATCGGGCGCACCTTGTTCGCCATCTTGCGAACCTCCTTCACTGCGGTCGATAACCCCTCACGACCTTTGGGAGAACCGAGAAGCCAGTTCCACTACTGATCTGCCGCCGGGTCTCAGTGGGTCGCGCATTTTTGTTACGGGGGGTCGGATGCCAGCATTTCCAGAGGTCGCCTTCCACAGGAGGGTTACCTGGCCTCCGCACTGGACACCCCCCATTGATAAGTTTCCTTAATCTTGTGTGCGTTGGGCTTGACATCATTGGATACATATAGAGACAATACACCCTTATATAAGGGTGGTAAAACAGATATAAGTAATTATTCTAAACTCTTATATAGGGGTATGATGAAGCGACCAGACTTTGACCTAGCGGGAATTCGCAAGCAGCTCGAGGGCCTCCAAGATGAGGTGCGAGCGCTTGGCCCTGCCCCGCTGCGCCCTGGTGACTACTTCCGCCCCGGCGAAGGGATGCTCCAGCGCAAGGCCGCCGGTATCGTCTCTGGCCGCGAAGACCTCATTACGGTCATGGAGGAGCTGGTCGACACCATCTGGAACGTAGGGCAGGTCAACGACCCAGCCAAGTCCAAGAACCTCGTCGACCTGATTGCCTACCGCACCAAGCTCCCTGAGTCCGTCGTCCGCAAGGGGATGAAGGTCTACTACAAGCAGATGCTGCTCGCGGCTGAGGCCAAGAAAGCACCAGCTGCGGCGCCAGTATCGGCTCCAGCCCCGGCTGTTGAGGCTGGTATGCCTACCGGTGAGCCAGACTACCAGGCCGACCCCTATGCCGACGTCAGAGGAGAAGTACCCCCGGCTGAGCAGGCCCCAGAAAAAATCGCTCCTACCCCCGAAAAAACGGCGACGGCGCCAATTGCAACCCCAGCTGCTGTTGCTCCCTCCGCTCCGGCAGCTGGGGCACCAGCCTCACCGTACACCCCGGAGCAGGTTAAGGTTCTTCAGGATGCAGGACTAACCGTTGAGCAGGCCATTGCAGACGGTGTTATGGTAGACAAGCAGGGTGGCATCTCGTACCCTGGCCCAATGGACGACTTGGTTGACGATGTCATGGAGGACGCCCAGAACGAAGGCTCTGAAGAGGCTGCCCCGGCTAAGCTTGAAGACAGAATCAATTCAGCAATAAAGTCACGAGAGAAGGATATCCTAACTCTTGTTGAATATGTAAAAAAGAATGGCCAGGACGCCGCACGACCTGCAGTCAGGGATCTTTACTACAAGATTGTTAACGAGGTAGGGCTCGAAGAGGCACCAGTTGAAGAGAGGCAGAAGGTAAATGAAGCTCTAGATAAGTTTACAAAGCCCCTGTTTGCTCAAGCTGCTGCACAGGTTCAGCCAGCCCCGGCCAAGCCAGCCCAGGTAGCGCCAGCTCCGGCCAAGCCTTCCGCCACCCCTATCGACCGCACGGCAGGCGGGGCCGTACAGATTAAGCCAGTAGCCGGCATGAACGATATCCCAGGCTCCGGCGCCACTATGCACTACACCTTTACCCTGATCCCCCAGGACGCAGTGACGACTGGTACGGTGAAGGGTTTTATTATTCACAGCGGAACCCCTGGGGTAGACGGATACCCAATGCCAGCCCGGCCTGGTGACAAGAGGAGCAACCTTAGGAAGATCCTTTCCGGCGAACGTAGAGCAACTACCCGCGCAACACGAGTTGACCTGGTGCCTGACGCCAAGGTTGGCGATGTAATCAACGTAGGCAAGACGACCCCAGGCAACCAGGTGTTTGTTCAGCTGACTGGCAAGTACCAGATCCTGGCATTCGACCGACGAACTGGCCTTGTTGCCATGAAGGACATCACCACAGGCCAGATGAGCACCATGTCCGTACAGGATATGGCCGCAAGCGAGGGGTACGACGCCGACAGCTACGCAAGGTCTGTACGGTCCATGAGCAAAGTGCCAGAGCGCAACATCCCAAAGCCTATCCAGGCCAAGACTCAGACCCCAATAGCACCATTTGAGGCACCTGCCACCCCACCTGCAGCCGCATTTATGCCTCAGGCTGCCGCACCGGCGCCTTCCCCGGCTGCGGTAGCCGCCCCTGCCCCGTCCACTCCAGGTGCAGCCTTCGCGCCAAACCCAGATGCGCTCCGAAATGCCTTGGCAATCCAGGACCCAGCCCTAAAGGCTGAAATCCTTAGCGCCCTGCTAGCATCGCCAGGAGCCGCGATTCCTGCACAGGTGGCGCCAGCACCCCAGATTGCACCAGAACAGGCCGTAGCGGGGCTCCCAGCCCCATCTGAGGCGATTCCGGCGGCACCGGCTCCGGTCATTACGCCAGAGACCCTTGTTTCTGCCCCTGCCGCGTCCCTACCTGACAACGCAGAGGTGGTCGTTCCGGGTCCAGTGCCAAAGACTGTTGGGCGTGCGCTTGAGGCAATGCGAGGGCCCAAGCTAAAGCTATCCGGTCTGCAGCCATCCTTTGAAGACCCAATTGAAAACAACTTTATCAATGCCTACATCGAGCTACTTGAGGCCAGTGCCAAGCTGGCCAAGACAGACGAGAGCCACAAGCAGATTGACCCTGGGGCGCACGCTAATATCCGTGCCCTTATGGACAAGAAGACCAAGGTTGCCGATAAGATCGAGGCACAGAGCCGTTTCCTGCAAGCCTACTCAGTGCGAGGCAAGTACCTCGTATCCTTAATCATGGCCGGAAAGGCGCCAGGTAAGAATCCTGGGCCAGCTGTTACCGCAATGTTTACCAGCCTACAGTCTAAGCTTGCAGCTTCCCTTCAGGACTCAGGGGTGTCGTCACGCGCTCTATCTGTAGCTGCCGGCGACATGGCAAGCACTGGGGCCATGTTCGGCAGGGGTCTGGACAAGTGGCACGAGTCTCCATCTGCCACCCAGATGGACCAGTCAATCGACCAAACTACGGCACTTCTAGATCACTTCGAGAGGAAGCCGATGATCTTTGCGCAGAACTCAGACTACGTTCCTCTTATCCAGCGCACCATTGCCTCAATTGTGCAGAACGCGCAGACCCTAAATGACACTGAGGCTCTAGACTACAACGCATTCTATGAAAAAGGTAAGTTCACCCCCTTTGATTACGGACTTGCCATCAGGGATATGGGCCGGGGCGGTGCGTGGGCCGGCCTTGACTGGAACAAGGTCGACGACATCCTTGGTCGTATTAGCGTCGAGCTAACCGAAACCGGAGCGCAGTTCCTATCAGTTAGCCCTGAGCTAGAGTCAACAGTAAAGGACTACATTCCGGAGTATGATCTTACTACGGACCCTGAGGAGAAGTCTGCTGAGCTCAAGAAGTTTGTGCGCAGACTGTCACGAACCGTGCAGGCGTACGCCCTTGAGGATAAGTATGGGCGACGCAGTGGCATCCGCGACCTTTGGTTTGACCTCAATGGGTACATTACCCCTGAGCAGCAGTACCTCGATGGATACGGATTTGGTCCTGACTACGCAATGGATAAGGCGGCTACAATTAACTACTACCCTGGCCTAGAGAATGCACCTGCGCTGTTTGAGGCCAGCATGCGAGATGGATTTATGGACTTCACAAAGAGGCACCCTTGGATTTTCCCTGTTGAGAGAGCAGGACAAATCAGGTCGTCTGGGTTCATGGACATTATCACCATCGACGACAGCACGATGGGAGACTACGAAACGCCTGGTGGGGTGGCTGGTATCTTTAAGAAGGCTGACGACTTGACCAGAAGCGCTATCCGAAGACTTGGAAACATCAGGATCCTCATGATTACAAACGTCACTGAGGACACTGTTGAATACGACCTAGAGGTCGAGAAAGACCGGGTTGTAACTAAAGTCCCAACTCAGATTAAGCCAGGGAAGACACACTTTGTTCTAGACGAACAGATCGCCCCGGAGCTAGAATCACTTAGGGAAATGGGCATTGAGATTGCAGAAATGCCATCTGACATAGTCGGATACAGGCCTACCGTCAACTCAGAGCTTTCGGTTGTAGACGAGCAGTACGACCCAGAACAAAGGGTAAATGGGTTTGGCATTGCAAGGGCAAGCGGTCTTGGTGCGCTGGAGGATGTATTGGACTCCTCACAGGAGATGAACGGGTTTGCCAAACTTATGCCGCGTACCCTTTCTCCATACAGCAAGAATGGCGTTGAGACATACCGCATGATCACCGCAAATGCATTCCTGGAGCCTCAGGGTACCATCGAGATCAGCGTTCAAGCCCCACGTCAGTTCAAGCTTGTTGACGTACCCGAGAGAAAGCCCGGCCAGCCAGAACCAACGATAACTATTGATAACACTGTGGTTACAGTCAAGGCTAAGAAGTATGCGCTCGTACCTGACGAGACGGTTCGGTACGTCAACGTGTCAGTACCTGTAGAGCTGTTTAACCCAGAGCTAGACCCCAACCATCCGCTGCTTCAGAACCCTAAGTACGCTGATATCAAGAGAAAGATCGATGCCGGCTGGTGGAGGGGAGCAATGACCATGCTTCCAGACGGCAGAGAAGTAAACTTTGCAGAGGTTATGGCCCCACGTACTTTCGACCTTCAGGGAGACTATGAAGTTGTTCTCCGTGGCAAGTACCCGGGTGCCCCTATTGTCGAAGGTATTGGAGTTACCGGTGACCAGGAAGTCAGCGAAAGCGTTGAGCAGCAATATGACGAGAACGCCGAGTTTAGAAAATTCAGGAAGGCTCAGCTACTCGGCGCAACTGAGGGTGGACTTCCAGTTGACGAAACTACAAATATCCTTGCAGGCATTGGCCCAAGGCCAGATGAAACCCGGCTATTCAGGGGTGACGCAATCGAGTATCAGAAAGGCCTTATTCTAAGAGGGCTAGTGCCGGCAGTAAGCATTGAGGAGATCGATAAGCTTCTAAACGAATCTTCTATCCCAGAGGACATCAAGCCTACCAGAAGGAAGATGATGATCGAGCGCATGGAAAAGGAAGAGGCTGCGAGGGTAACTGCAAAGAAAAACGCCTTGATTCCTGGAGGGGTAACCAGCGCAGCGGCTCGCAGGGCGTCTTCATCCATTAGGGTTCAGCCACTTGAAGAGCTATACGATGGAAACATGGGCGAGATCCTTGTCAACCGAGAACTTCAGGAAGCTCTAATTAAGGCCGCAAAGTCGGACACTCAACTAGTAGAGCAGTTGCTTAAGCAGCTTCTCCGCATCGAGGCGTACTCGGCAAGGAAGCTTCACTACTACTCCGTTGCTAGGGAGACCAACCCACAGAACCAGGATATCGATGGGGCCAGGGTTGCGACGCAGAACATCATCAACTTCATCAAGGACCGCCCAGAGCTGCGCCAGGTTCTCTACACCGCTGAGATTGCGCGAGCATCAGATGTTGTGTTTGGCTCCCTAAAGAGAACACCTGGCCGTCAGACATTTGGGTACGTGGTTGAAGAGCCCGTAGACACAAACGGCTCCTACACAATTGAGACCAACCCAGCCATCATCGCGTACGGGTCAAAGAAGAAAGAATCCCAACAAGACATCTCAATCGCATGGAAGCTTGCTACTGACTTCGAGCAGAAGTTTAGGGAATCAATCGAGCAGGGCGTGGTTAGCATCGATACGCCACGCCAGTACGTTGACGACAGCGGAGTAACTCGTACAGAGTCTACGGACGTACCTGATCAGGCCGCAGGACAAACAGGATTTGGCAAAATGGACAAAGAGGAGCTTACTCGACCTTCAAAGAGGGGGGAGACATTAGGCTCACTGCTTCGTGGAGAAGGCTACTCTATGCAGCACATGGAAAATATTGTAAAAGATAACTCGCTAGTGCAAGCCAACGGGCCTCTCTTTGAGGAAATGGGCATCGCGGAGAAAGACGAAGACGGGTCGTACTACCTAAAGGAAAACGCCAAGATCGAAATGGCTTTGCCACCTGGTACCAGACTTAAAGTCCCGGTAGACCAAAGCGTTCTCGAAGCACGAGAAAGGAACAGGAAATTTAGGGCCGTTGAGGGAGCAGTGGTTACTGACTCCCCGGCAAAGGTAGATCCAAAGAGGCCAGGTAAGGACAGCAAGCCGGCATTTGTCTCGGTCGATGACCCAGAAACCGCCATTGCTAATATGGCCGTCAGGAACCCAGCAAGGGCAAAGCGAGTTCTTGACCTTGCCCACAACATCATGGTCTACAACATTGGGACTCAACGTAAGGGAGTAATCGGACAGCTCATCCGCATTCTTGAGACTCAGCATGCCAATCAGTCTGCTGCATCTGCGATTAAGAGCCTTGGATATATCGAGCTCCCTGAAAACGTACAGGCCGAGGCCGATCCAAGCTTTGTGGAATCCATCACAAGGTACCCAGAGCTTGTTACAAACAGCGATTCTGAGGGAGCAGTCTATGTTATCGACGACTTTGGTCAGCACAACAAGGTGTTCAACGGGTCGGTAGAAGTTGACTACAACGACGACGGCGAAATCCCTATGTGGAAGCACGTGTCTAAGTACATTGAGAAGAACCAGACCATGCTTGTGTACACAGTTGACCCAGATGGAACCGGCAGGTTCGGCATCATGCCTGTTGTATCGCAGCCTAGCGCAAATGGCGGCAAGACGTACGTCGTGGCCCCTGAGGTTGTTGACAATAGGGGAATGAGCTTCCAGGAAATGACAGAGGCCCTTACTTCCATGGGTCTTGACAAGTACGTAGACACATACACAGAGATTCCTGTGCCGCCAGATCTGCCTTTGTCCATGAGTGAGGTTGAGAAGCAGGCCGCTATGGCTGCGTACTCAGCAGAGCTTGCTGATGCTATCGAGAAGAACAACCTGTCTCCATTTGACGTTCAGATTGCGCAAGGCCGGTACACTCTTGGAATGAACCGAGATTACTTCGTTGCGGACAGCCGATTGCACGACGTCCCTGAGTCGTCACTATTTGACGGGGCAATTTCTAACATGTTCTACCAAGAGGTATCAGGACTTATCTCGCAAGACCCGCGAGTAGACCTTTCAAGGGTACTACCGGCCATTATCGTAGATGAGAATGGTAGAATTCTCCCCCCTGAAGAAGGATACGGGGCCTTTGCTAATGATGCAAAGAACCGGATTGGCGTTATTAAGGCCAGAACCATCGCTTCGATGAGCAAGGCAGAGAAGGTTGTGAAGAGGAAGGTGGTCCTCGGTGCCGGCGACATGGACCTACTGACGCTACGAGAAGCAAACGCAATGCTAGCAGCTGAGAGAAGGATGGAAGTTAGTGGCGGTGGTGCGCGTGGGGCTATCGGATCTGCGGCAAGGGCCCAGCAAATCCTGGATTCCGCTATTATGAAGGCAGAAGCTGCCGGTTTCAACTACCAGAAGTACGATGAGGCCAAGGCATTTGACGAAAACGGGCCAAAGACCGGCCCAACCAACGTCGCATCCAAGTTCTCCAGGTACGGCAAGGGCGTTCTGCGTGGCACAACTGGTGCCGTGGCGCTTATGGCCTTGATTAACGAGATGAAGAACGGTTCTAGCGACGAAAATGAGCAGGCATCCCTCGAGGGCTTGTACAACAAGGGCGCACAGTACGCCCCATTGGTAGGAATGGTGGCCGGTACTGAGGCAATTAGCCGATTGCCGGTCCCAGCTAAGTTCGGTGGAGGCATTACCACGCTTGGGCTGGCTGGCGGGGCCATGTTGGGCTATACTGCCCTCACCGGAGGCGATATCCTCAGGACTGCCATCGGCCTGGTCGGCGGTACGGTCGGCGGGATCGCCGGAGGCCTGGCAACTGGCGGCGCAGGGGCCCTCCCTGGGTCAATTGCTGGCGGTCTGTTCGCTGACGAGATGTATTCCAAGATCACAGGGAAGAACTCTACGTTCGACATGACCCCTACGCGCAGGATTCCAAGGAACGTAGCAAAAAAGGACACCGAGGGCGACACCAGGTCCTTGCTGGAGTCTGAATTTACATCAAAGGGAGGGTTCGGTGGATAGAGATTCGCTTCAGTGGTACGTAGACATCTGCAAGACTAGGCTTGGCCTTTCCCACTGGAAGGTTGAGGTAGACAAGGACACATCCGACGACGACGCCTGGGCCGATATCGAGGTGAGCGACAACCTATGGGAGGCCACCTTGCGTGTGTCTGCCGACTTCTTTGACCAGACCCAGCTAGAGCAGCGCAGGGTTATTGCCCACGAGCTGATCCACATCCACTATGCCGGGGTCGAGAGGGCAGTCAACATGCTCAATGGCGTGCTCGGCAGTGAGGGGTTTGCCATCTTCGAGAAGCTTTTTGACGTAGAGACCGAGCGCGGGGCAGACTCCCTGTCCAAGGTTTTGGCCCCAATTCTTCCTCTACCACAGGAAGTGTTACCAAAGTCTTGACAAGACTGGATATATATAGAGAGTATTAAGGAGTCTTAATGGCAAAGTTCAGGTTCAACAGACCAGTCTCGCTCCGGTGGAATGGCCTCCTTTTCGAGGGGCCAGCTCTTACCGTGTTCGAGGTTCCTGATGAATACAACGACGAACTAGCTTCTGCCATGCTCGTTGAGCCTACATTCGAGTGGGTGGACCAGGACGAGGGAGACACCATCCGGGCACGAATCTCAGCCCTTGAGCTTGCCTCTACCTCATTTGCCATCCTTGACGCCAAGGGTGACCTCATCTCAGCCACCGCAGACAACACTGCAGCTAGGCTGGGGGTTGGTGCCAACGGCACGGTTCTCACGGCGAACTCCAGCACGGCCACCGGGTTGGCCTGGACGGCACCATCTGCCGTATCTGAAGTAGTTAGAGAGTACGTGAAGAACGACTCCGGAGCCACCATCAACAAGGGCCAGGCTGTCTACGTAAGCGGCGCAGACGGCACTAACGTCCTAGTGAAACTGGCAGACTACGACTCAGACGAAACTTCCTCCAAGACCCTTGGACTTATGGAGTCGACGGTAGCCAACAATGGCTTTGGGTACGTTGTAACGCAGGGTAAACTTACCGGGTTTGACACAACAGCAGCCTCAGCTGCGGGTGTGCCTGTATGGCTAGGGGCCAGCGGGAACCTGGTCTACGGTACCGCTCCGGCTGAGCCGAATCACACAGTATACATTGGAGTGGTTACCAGGAAGAACGTCAGCAACGGAGAGGTGTTCATAAAGGTCCAGAACGGGTACGAGCTCACTGAGCTACACGACGTGTCTGCCGCTTCACCTGCCGACAACGACATCATCCAGTTTGACAGCGCTACCGGATACTGGAAGAACGAGACGCTTGCAAATGCCGGTATCTCTGCCACGAGTCACGCGCACGCGGGGGTGTATGACCCAGCCGGTACAGCTGCAGCTGCGATTGTTTCACATGAAGCAGCCGCAGACCCACACCCAACCTATCTAACTTCCACAGAAGGCAACGCGGCATACGCGGCCACTGTACACACCCATGCAGCATACCTTGAAGATTCAGGCGACACACTAACTGGCGCACTTACTGTTTCCAACACTGGGTCAATCGGTCTGTTCGGCGCAACGTCAACAGCAAATACTCAACTAACTACCAGAGTTGACGGAGATTCCTCTACCAGGTGGGGAGTTCGCGCAGATGGGTTCCAAGCATGGGGAGATGGGACAGCGGCCAGAGACACTAATCTGTACCGATCCGCAGCAAACACCCTAGCAACAGACGATAATCTAGACGTTGGACAAGACATTACGGTTGGCGGAGACATTATCCACGCAAGCCAGTTAGATTTCATTGCTGGCGGGGCAGTAGGCGCATCGGTCATTGCATCTGGCCTATACATTCCCCCTGGAAAAACAGTCATGTTCGAGGGAACGAGTAACGACTCATCTGAAGTAATCCTTACCGCCGCAGACGCAACTGCCGACAGGACTATTACCCTGCCTGACTCTTCCGGAACAGTTGCGCTAACAAGCCAGCTTACGCCAGCAGGATCCGTGACTGCATGGCTAGGATCTAACGCAAGCGTTCCGTCCGGATGGCTAATGTGCGCTGGAGCGACAGTCTCCAGGTCAACCTACTCTGACCTGTTCTCTGTAATCGGCACTACGTTCGGGGCCGGAGACGGCAGCACAACGTTCGGATTGCCAAACCTAACCGGACACATGCTGGTAGGCGCAAGCGTGACGGCAGCAACCCAGACGGGAACAGAAGACGCGTACCTCAATGCCACGTGGGATCACGACCACAATGTCGATGTAGCCAGCACTACAACATCATCTGACTCCCACTCCCACACTGTTGACCCAATTGCTACAACGTCTGGAGGACCAAGCACTACGACAAGTCTTGCATATACTGGCGGTTCTACAAACACTGCATTTGCAAGCACGACTCACACGCACTCTACAAACATTGCGTCAACAACGTCGTCTAGCGACGCTCACACCCACACTGTAAACCCTGCCTCTGTTGGCTCAAGCGCAATGACTGTGTCCCCAACGCAAAAGAGGACACGGGTCAACTACATTATTAAGACTTGATGCTAAGCAAGTGCGCAGTATGCTCAAGCCCACTAGTCGACGTCATCAACCGAAAGATGACCGAAGGGATGTCCGATATCCGGATCAGCGCCTGGCTAAAGGCGGAGAACGCCTACATCAGCAGGATCACCCTAGGAAACCACAAGCGCCAGCACCTTACCGAAGAGCACATGAATGCTCGTAGGGAAGTAGCCAAGAAGGTGCAGCAGGCGGTAAAGATTGAGGCTACTAACAGCGACTTGGCCAAGCTTGTAAGCGGATACGTCTTCAAGATGGTTGAAAATGGGGATCTAGTTCCGACTCTGTCGGAGGGACTCCGGGCCCAGGAAATGCTGGACCGAAGAACTGAAAAGAACGCAGACCGTGGCCTGGCCATCGCAATGGCTGGAATCCTAGGTGGCGGATCATATACTCTGATCGCAGAGGAGGTAGACAATGAACAAGGAACTTAAGGCAGTACTGGCGTCCTGGGGGCGCTCGTTCCTAGCCGCAGTAGTCGCCCAGCTGATTGTGCTTGGGGATGGCGTTCTCGACCTTGACCGTGATGGCGTTCGCGCACTCGCGGCTGCAGGCCTTGCCGCTGTTCTACCGGTAGTCCTTCGCTGGCTTAATCCGAACGATGTTGCGTTCGGGAATAAAGGAGAATAACCATGGCAGCACCAAAGAAGAAGTCACCAAAGCAAAAGGCTAAGGCCTCGAGCAACGAATACGTTCCATATCCCGTTAATGATCGCGGTCGAGATGGAAAGCGAGTTTCCACTGGAGCTGTACGCTCAAAGAAGGTTGGTAACAAGATCACGACATACTCGCAGTCACGAGTAAGTCCACTTGAGCGTAAGAACACCACAAAGGTTACTACCTTGGGCAAGGGTGGCCGACGCGAAAACACGGTTACCTCTGGCAGCCGAACCTATGATATTCAAGAAAAACTGAATAAAGGTGGTACAGAGAACTACGGACGAACCACAAAGACCAAGGTACTGAGTGAAGTCCAGCACAACCGTGGTTCAGGAACTCGCAAGACAGGCGCAAAGAAGAAGGCCTACTGATGCCAGGCAAGAAGAAGATGCCAGCCTTCCTTATGAACATGTACGCCAAGAAGGGCGATAAAGGAAAGGCCAAGCCTAAGGGTAAGGCAGGAAAGGCCAAGCCTAAGGGTAAAGTTGGCCAGCGCACCGCAGCCCAGCGTGGCTAAGACTCCAGCCTGGACCCGCAAAGAGGGCAAGAGCCCCACGGGCGGGCTAAACGCTAAGGGGCGTGCCTCCTATAAGGGTGGCACGCTCAAGGCGCCGGTTAAGTCAGGCAACAATCCGCGTCGTGCGTCGTTCCTGGCCCGCATGGGTAACATGCCAGGGCCGGAGCGGGACTCCAAGGGGCGACCGACGCGTCTCCTGCTCTCACTTCAAGCGTGGGGAGCTAGCAGCAAGGCAGATGCCAAGGCCAAGGCTAAGGCAATCAGCTCTCGCAACAAGGGAAAGAAGAAGACTGCTTGAACATTAATGCTGAGATTGCCCAAGACTTGGCCAGAGGCAGGACCGACATCGGTTTCTTCGCCTCTCGCTGGCTAGGTGTCAATCTCAATCCGGGCCAACTGGCCTGGCTAGAAGGAATGGTTGCTCGCGATGAGACAGGATACAGGCCTAAATACCTGACCACTGTATGCAGCGCTGGTAACCGGGCCGGTAAGACTTTGGGGATGGCCGTTGGAGTCCTGCACTCTGCCACCTACAAGCTGGGGCTTCGCCCCCCGACTCAAGGCTCCGATGAGGATGCTGAGCGTTGGACTACCGAGCCTTACGAATGGTATCACATTGGCATCCAGCAGGAAACTGCGGAACTGGTGCATAGGGAATTGTCGATGCTCCTTCAGGGAGCTCACCCAGCCCAGAAAGGCAGGGGGTGCCCAATGGTGAAAGATATCGGACAGGTATACAACTTCGAGAAGAAGTATCGTGGGGAATACCTGTGGATTAAAGTTGACCCAATCTTCGGAGGGGCCAACATCCACTTTAGAACAACCCAGGACAAGGCTAAGGCACTCTTGGGCAAGGACATGAATGGCATCTCGTTCGACGAGGCGGCATTCGAGCCGCACCTTCTGATGATTTATCAAGAGGTCCTGAACCTTCGACGACTCTCGACCGGTGGACAGCTGCACTTTATCGGCACACCAACAGAGGGCATCAACGACTATGCTGACCTGTGGGAGCTGGGCAATCCAGATAACCCTAACAGAGACGAGCAGTTTATGAGCTTCCGTCTATCCACTAGGGCCAACGTTGGGTACGGGCTTAACTCATCAACGTTTGAATCTATCGTACGCCAACAGGCAGAGTACCTGATTGCGCAGAACATCGACGGGTTCTTCATCGAGTCTAGGGACGCCTACTTCAATGCCAACATGATTGACGATTGCTTCGTTGATTTCGAAGAGGAACTACCACCGGCTAAGGCCAGAAGGTACTCCCAGGGTGTAGACCCAGGGATCTCTTCGGACGCTACATGGGCAGTGACTATTGACTACACCGAACGAAACATGCTGGTAGGGGTTAGGTGCCGCCGGAAGGTTGGCAAGCAGACAATCCCAGCTGTGGTGAACATGGTACGAGAAGGTCACCTTCTCTACAACCAGGACGGTGCAGCATGCACGACTACTATTGACTCAACTGGATTCGGCGGAAAGCTTTTCCGACAGGAGTTCAGCATCATCAAGCCACTTAGAGACTACGACTTCGGTGGCACTAGGGCCAAGAAGCTAGAGCTTCTATCAGACCTAAAGGCCGTGATTGACAGAGGACAAGTCAAGTTCCCACGTAGGGGTGCTTGGATGGAGCTCCGGCGCCAGCTGCTGGGCTACAAACTAGACGACAAGAAGCTGGAGACTGATGCTGTAATGGCACTGGCGTTGTCGGTAAGGCACGCGACCAGGAATCCTTCGAACCCGGTAGAGAAGCCGGTGTTCAGCTATTTTGGGGAGATGACAAATGCCTAAAGACAAACTGAAGATTAGCTCAGGGTCTTTCGTGGATGGTAAGGAAGTTCCTTCCATGATCACGACTGACCCTAACGTCGTCACTAAGGCGAACATCGAAGGCATCAAGGCTGCCATTGCCACGGCTCGCAAAGAGATCCGCGGCCAGAAGACTAATAAAGTAGCGTCCTCCGGAACACCGGTTAAGACAGAGCTCAAGCCAGCTTCGACAAGTGGCCGCAAGCAGCGCGTAACCCCAAGCGCGATTGCCAACGGACGCTCGACTCGTGCCGGCTCTGGCCGTACCGTAAATGATGCCATTATCTCCGGCGGCAAGGTACGCACGTCTAAGATCAATCCTAAGTTTGACTCCCTAACGGCCCTAACTGCAGAGCAGAAGAAGGGAATGTCCCTAGCTAAGCAGCGACTAAACCAGCTCGGTGAGGTTGCTGAAGAGAACGAGGACTACCTGTTGGCCCTTGAGGCAATGAACCGCAAGCAGCTCGTGGAGCCAGAGCAGAACCGAATGCGCGCTCTGTATCGACGGTTCGACCACTACTACCATCCACAGACCTTCACCCTTGGCGGTGCAGACCACTGGGCAGAGGACCCAAGCGCACGACTGTCAGGACGGTCCCACGTATCAGTCAACGTACACGCTGCCTACGTGAACATCCCTGCAGGACTCCAGGCCGTTACCCCAGTTGTGAACTACGTTCCAACCGGACCAAGCGAGGAGGAGCGAACCCAGGCAGCTCGACGAGAGCGCCTATTCTACGCATGGTGGGACGCAAACAACTTCGACCTTAAGATGGAAGAGGCTTGTCTGCTCAAGGCGCTTTACGGAAACACAGCTGCCAAGATCTTCTGGGACCCAATTAAGAAGCTCCCACGCATTACAGTTGTAGACACCCCTGAGAACCTTTACCTTGGCTACGGCAGCTCTGACTACAGTCGAGTTGACTGGGCCCTGTACAGCTACGGCCTATCGCCGCAGGCTGTGCTCGAAGAGTGGGGCGTAGATGTCATCCCTGTAAACGATGGCAACAAGTGGTTCCCATACACATCTGCTAGCACGCATGACGACCCAATCGCTAGCATCTACCTAAATAGCTATCACCGAGACCCTATCCGCTACCAGACAGCATATGACCAGATGAAGATCGAAGTCATGGACTATTGGTACAAGCACCCTACCGCCCCAGGTAAGCCGCCACTCGTCTGCAACGCAGTCATTGTGGGTAACACTGTGGTCAAGCGCTCAGAGCACCCAGAGTTTGAGGGTGTAATTCCTTACGTCATGCTCCGGAACAGCATGATCCCAGGCAGCCCATACGGCAAGCCTGAACTGTACGACATCGAGCAGCTCCTCCGGGAGAAGGACGAGAAGATCACCGCCCAGGCGCAGATGATCCACTCAGTCGTTGGCGGTCAGATGTGGCAGCTCGTAGGCTCCGAGGCTCCGGATGAGGTCCCGGCCAACGCTATCCCAAAGCCAAACCAGGTCGCTACCCCTGGGGCCGGGAACCGAATCGAATCAATCAATCCGTTCATCCCTCAGTTCCAGGTTGAAGACTTCAACAAGCGCATCGACCGCGAGCTCGCAGTTGTCTCAGGACTTAACGAGTTGCTCCTTGGCCTTGCGCCATCCAGCGTACTCGGATCTAGCCGAGCTATTGCACAGCTCATGGCGAACTACGAAGCACGCATTGCGCCTAAGCGAAAGCTACTCTACTCCTGGGTTAAGGAAGTATGGGAGCAGTGCGCACGTGTGTGGGAGCTCAAGGACAAGGCGGTCTCCAACATCATCGAAGGTGAGTACACCATCGAGATCACCCCACCTGAGCTTACACCACGAGACACAATCGAGCTTGCCCAGACGGCAATCAACCTGGTCCAGAACCGACTCTGGTCTGCCGAGCGTGCGATGGATCGCATGGGCGTGACTGACCCTGAGGGCGAGAAGGACCTTATCCGAGATGAGCAGACAGACGCAACGCTCAACCCTGCAGCAGTGCAGACGATGGGCACGCTAGTCCAGATGTTCAACCAGATGCAGCAGCAGCCTCCTGAGGCCCTTGGTGCATCAGCCCAGCAGGCACAGAACAGCGCAATGGAGGCCATGGCCAGCATGAACCCTGGCGCTCCTGGCACTGAGATGCTGAACGGTCCAACGGAGCAGGGAAATCCACCGCAAGAGTCACTACCGCAGAACGCGCAGGGTGGCGGAGCGGACCTAATGTCAATGCTGCAATCAGCACAAGGTGAAGTACCACAGCAGGGAGGCCAATAAATGGCACGCAAGGGATCTTTCGGCAGGAGCGGCGGTAGCCAGAACCTATCGCTACTCATCTACTCTCTCCTAAAGGACCAGATGACTACGGACTTGCAGTCTGTCATCACGGCCTATGAGACTAACATGTCAGCTGGCCGGTACACAGCTCAGTACAATGGACAGAACGTTGACGGTAGGTTTGTGCTTGATTACTATCAGAAGATGCTTGCAGGTTTCCCACAAGGGTCAACTGAGTACGAGACGATTGCATCTCGCCTTCGAGCATTCGAGCAGCGCTATGAGAACGACATTCAAAACCTTGTTGTGAACGCAATGCAGAACGGGACCCAGATCGACTTCGGCCTCCTTGGAGACACGTTCTCAAACAAGGGTATTGCTGAAGTCACACTAAGCGACATGCAGGCCTGGGCGAATGAGCGCATTGCAATGCTGGAAGAGAATGGCCAGATTACAGAGGCAGACGCACTCAAGGGAACACTCTTCGTTGCAGAGTTCAACGTTGCCAGGGACGGCAAGGAAGCGGCATACTACCGTGGAGACATTACCGCTGGGCAGATGTCCAGCTGGCTAAACGGACAGCTTAAGGAAGCTCTTGCCGGAGGAATGACTAAGGACAGCAAGGCATACCGAGATATCCTTACACTTGCTGGACAGTATGCAAAGACAGCAAAGACAGAGGGGCAGAACAAGAACTTTGAATCCTATCAGGATCAGGTTTATGCTTTCCTTGATCCGCTTGAGCAGGTAGCTCGGCAGCTTCTTGAGAACTACAGCGGGGCCAATGGCCAGTTCAAGGAGAAAATTGCAGAGCTCGGCGCGAAGATGGACGGAGACTTCCCTGCCTTCTCCTTGCTCCAGGCTCTTGCTGCTGGGGACCAGAACGGCGACTATGCCGGAATCCTAAAAGACGTGATGGCAACATCCGATACCGGGGTTGGCGTAGACATTCAGGACCAGTTCGCGCAGGCCACTCTTGACGCAGCTCGTGGCCTTGCAGACCTAAACAACGGCGACCTGTCAGGAATCAGCGCTACGCAGAAACGAGTTCTGAGCGCATTCATCTGGAAGTACAAGAACGACATGACTACGTTTGTGGTCAACGCCGGCTCCAATATTGATGGCGGATACGCTGTCGGTACAGACAAGCTTACAGACGACCTTGGCGCAGCTGGAATGGTTCAGAAGTTTGACCCTGAGACAGGTAGAAACCTGATGATCGGTGGACAGCCAGACCTGGTATTCGGAGCATTCAAGGCCCTTAGGGACTCAACCGGCGGGGCCGGGCAGACAGGGTGGCTCAATGAGTTGGCCGATGGGTTCATCCCAGGCTCAGTGATTGACGGCAAAAAGTACGGTGGAGCCGATGGCAAGGTATCATTTGATGAACTTTCACAGGCAATTGTCGACGGCACCATTAGCGCCGAGCAATACCAAAACCTTCAAGATCAAATCACCATCTCATCTCAAAACTTGTACATGCCAAACCGAAGCACTGGCGGCGGAGTAGACGCAATCAGCGTCGTCAACGCAGCAATGAATGCGGTATACAACCAGGCACGTATCTCTATGGGTGACGTTATGGTCGTTCGCCCTAACGGCATGGTTGAGGTTACGGACAATCCGTTCAAGGGCGGCGGCGCAAGCCAGGCCATGCCTTACTACACAATGTACAAGGGCAAGCTTGTAACTGCCTACGCCCAGCCTGCTAAGATGTATCTGGACAGCACAGGCGCCGGTCCAGCCGAGTGGCCGCCAGCAGGATTCACGGTTGCAATCTACAAGACTCCAGGCAACACGCAGCTTTCGGATGAGTTCGGTGGCGGAAACTACATTGTAACCGTTAAGGGAAAGTTCAAGCAGCCAGACGGGTCCAGCATCGATCAGGTACGACAGGTTCCTTTGCGAGTTTGGACTGAGTACCTAGAGAAGAACGGCGTACCTACTGACGGGATTACGGACCTTGGTGATGGTACATTTGGAATGAAGATCACTGAGGGTATGGACGTTGGGGAAAAGATTGGTAACGGTCAGTTCCTTGAGGACATGTGGCTACGATCTAATTCTAGCTCAGTATGGACAATCCCTGACTCTTCTAATATGGACGAGTACGATACGTATAACACAGGTTCACTAAGCAGTGGGTCGACAACTCGGAAGCTTATTACTGATGCTTTCTCGGACAAGGACGGCATCATTGCTAGGGCTAAGGAGATCGCAGCAGCTCAGGGCAGAGACCTAAAGGGCCCTGACCTAATGGAAGCTGTTATGGCAAACTTCCCACCTATGTACGAAGGGGCAAATACTCTTCTTCTAACAGAGACTAGGAAGACGTCTAAGCCGTTCATGGACGCGTTCAATGCCGCGTTCCCAGAATACAAGATGGATAGCGGCGGCGGATTCGGCCTTCTGCCTACAGGCATTGACCTTAAGGGGTTCTTCATAAACCCACTCTTGAATTCTGCTGGGTCACTTGGTGCTTGGCCTGGGTCGACCGGGTTTAATGCCGGGCCAGCAGCAGGGTACACGCCATCCACTTCTATTAAGCCTCCTGCAACTATCACAACTGATTTTACGGATAGGGCTTTTAGAAACTTTAGAATGGGAGAACGGGAGAACACAAAGATTACCCCTCCTCCTACTGTAAAGGTTGAGACGACAATCAAGCCGCCTCCGGTCACGCCTATCAATACAACGATTAGGACAAGGGGTAGATAATGCCGTACGAGTACCGTCACAGCCAGGATCAGGTAACTCCTAGCCCAGCCGCAGATGGTTCTTTCCGTGTTGGGCTAGACATCGGGGCTCAGAAGGAGCCGAAGATTGATCCTAACGCCTCGTACCAGGAGCGTATTGCCGCACAGTTCGGTACTGCCGTTCAGACCGGAATGGGGGAAACAGTCAAGGTTGTATCAGGAGTTCCTGGAATTAAACCAGTCGCAGATGCAATCCAGGACAGCCCTCTTGGAGCTATCGGCGGAGCAGTACTTACCGGGCTAAGCGTACCAGGAAAGATTGTAGAGCACGCCGGGGCCAGGGCCAGGCTTCTGCTGTCGTCTAAGGATAGTATGCCAGACGACGTCAGGTGGATGCTTGATAGCGGCAGAGACTTCAACGAAGTTGCTAGCTACCTTGTTTCAACTGACCGCGGATTTGCTAACGACCGCACTGCAAACCTAGCTTTCCAGCTCTTGCTAGACCCGCTAAACCTTACTCCATTTGCACTGGCTAAGGTACGTATGCTTAAGCCTCTTGCCACTATCGCAGGAGGTGTGGCCGGAGCCAACATCGGGGGCGCCCTAGGCGGTGGAGCACTAGGGGTTGCAGGAGCTATCGCCGGAGCAGCATTAAGCCGCAGGAAGATTGGCCAGCTTATTAACAAGGCCGAAGAGCTAGACAATCTACGCGCTGCCGCTCGTCGAGGAGACGACATCAGTAAGATTGTTGGAACAGAGGCCAAGCTCCTAGAGTCTGGTAGCTCTACAGTCGACGACATTGTTCGCAAGCTGAATAGGCCAGTCGGCCTTGACCTAAAGGCAAAGGCCACATCAACACATGCACTTACAATCTCAGCTCAGAACGCAACGGCAAAGCTTGCATCTATCGAAGATGACTTGAACTCAGGCAGGATTACGTCTGAGGAGGCCGCCCTAGCAAAGAACCAGGCACTCGTAGAGCAGCGCACAGCTATGGGCGCAATCGAGAAGTCTAGGGCAGAAGGCACCTTGGCCGGTAGCACACTTATGGGGATGTACGACGCTATGGTCGGAGCTAAGGATCTTGCTACATACCCACTTAAGGCAATCGCCAGGGCCACAGAGATGCCAGCTGAGATGGGTATCGTTCGAGCTGCCGGCGGAAAAAACATCAACATGGTTGACACGGCAATGCAAAGGGTTCTTGGAACTACTGGCGTAGAGTCCTGGAGAGTATCTCTTGGCCACGGCCTAAGCCGAGTCCTCATTATGTCGGCAGAGAAGATCTTTGGATCAACCATTGACAACGCAGCCGCAGACATCGCAGCTCGCACCAACGAGGCAATCATTGCATCTCGCACTAACATTGGAGTTCAGCGTAGCATCGGCGGTGCAGCAGAGCTAACATCGCGCACCATTGCTGAAGACATGCTCGCGAAGGTACGAGACGCCGGTGAAGATCCACGCCTTGTATTCGGCACTGACGACATCGACCTGCTCACGCGACGAGTTTCTATTGCTCAGGCCGTTACCGGCAATGGCACTAGCAGCTCAGCACGTGCTGTGTCCGCACTCATCGAGGACATCCGAACTCCTAGCATTGAAGGAATGGCTCAGCGTTTGGCCATTACAGAAGGTGGGGCCGCGGCGAAGTACGCAGCGGTAGTGCAGGGCTCAGACGATATGTCCCCACTGTTCAAGGCCGAGAGGGCAATCTACCAGGAGCTAGACACAGTTACCCAAAGGAACGTCCCACTGATGCTGACCAGGGCGCAGGCCAAGATCATGTTCAGCAAGTTCTTCCGACCGTTTGCCGATGAGGCAGGCATTGCAGAATCCGATATCATCCTTAAAGAGAACGACCTATTCGACGAAGTGTTTAAGGATACCTACCTTCCAGACGGAAACGTCAAGAGCGTTGACGCTCAGGTCGACGCCGCTCGTAGGATGACACTCTTTGAAGCTACCGGATACGGCAAGGCCAACACGGGCCTAGCAAATATGCAGATTAGAATCAACGATGAGATCGAGCGACTTAAGAAGTTGGTCAAGCTTGGGGACGCTACAGCTGACGACCGCGAACTACTTCGCTCTCTGACCGACGCATTCGACGTACCTTTGACACTAGTCACTAAGGGTTCATCCACACTGGCAGGCGTGAAGGCGTTCATCAGAATTAAGAACAAGATGCACTATGCCCTCAAATCACTTGAGCGCACAGGCGTGCTTAACCCACACCATCCTGAGCTCTACACTGACGACTTCACATACCTAGCCAGGTCGGTAAGCCAGGATCTTGAAGACTCAATCCGGGCCGGAGAGATGCTTTCAGAGGAAGACATCCGTGCCGTTACCAGGTTCATCAACCGAATCTCTGACACCTCCTCAGTTAAGACACTTGAGGATGTCAACCGCGTCTTCGTGGAAGTCGTGCGAGATAGGTTTGACGACATCCGGGCGGCGTTCCCTGGGTACACATCTCCGAGAGCAGAGGGCGTTTACGGAGACGTAGTATCAGTATCTGAAGTTCTTGAGCAGATGATGAACGAGGGCGTACACATGTCCCCACTTACATTTGGGGAGCAGTCCTCTGTTCGAGACGTTATTGGTCGCGCACTTGGGCACGGAGGGCTTAAGACATACGAGCAGATTACTGCCGGTGGGTACCAGCTTGCTCGTGCCCCTAAGACGAACATCATCAGCCGAGTACGTCGATTCAACGATCCAAAGACCGGAGAGGTCATCTACTCACGGCACATCATGCCGTTCGTTGACATGACGTCTCCTCTTATTAATAACCTAGTACCAAGGGTTGACCGCTATACTGCTAACTGGTTCCAGCATACGTATGCAAACTTGTTCAATCCAATTACTCAGAATCGTTTGACCAACTCAGTGTTCATCCGCATGGGGGCTGTGCTATCTAAGGCCGGCGCCAGCCAGGACGAGACTGAGCGCGTGATGGATGAGCTGCTGCAAGCGTCTCTCGACGGCAAGGTTGGGGCAAGGGGACTTGAGGGCAAGGTAATCGAGCAGGCATTCAAGCGTGCGTTTGACGGCACTAGCCCGGGCAGGTACGAGGCGTTCAAGGCTACATGGGCAAGCCTGTCAAGCCGACCGGGAATGGTACCAACTAGAGACCTCTACTTCGATCCGACCAAGGCAGTCATGATCGCTTTCCGATCAGAGAAAGAACTTGTTGGGCTTACACAGAACTTTACAGGAAACGTAAAGATTGCAATCCCTGGTATCGCTCAGCTTACTGATCGCTTCTGGCCTGCTATTAAGTACAGCAAAAACCCATTCTTCTACACCCAGGAACTTCTGGAGTCACCAACTCTTAACGCGCTCAACGGAGTTAGCTCCAAGGTTCTGAGCTCCATCATGGAAGACGGTCGCAAGGTAAGCATTACATCTGCAGAGCTTAACCAGCTCGCAGGCCTTGGGCCTGAGACCAAGATGCTTGTTGACCACGTCAGCTACACGTCTATCTTCCGAGAGAAGGCTTGGCAGTCTGCCCTAGGAACAGAAGCTACCAGGGTTGGCAGGCTTAGCGAGTGGCTATCCGGCGACAAGTGGGAGTGGCTATCCGATACCAAGAGAGAGCAGCGCAACATGATGGTGTCTGAAATCACCGCTCGTGATTTTGTCAGCACTCTGGCTAAGGAGGACCCACAAGCATACTCAATGCTAGTAGACCATTACGGAACTACCAACAATAGGTCACTTATGATCATGTATCTGCATGACCGGAAGATGCAATCGAAGGTAACCGGACTTGTAGACGCAGCAAATAGGACTCGCCCATTTGCTTTCGGATGGGCAGTTATCCCTGACAAGAATGGTATCGGGCTTAATGAAGCCGCACTGAAGATGGGCATTGACCAGGACATGGTTGAACTGTTTGGCGGAAACAGAACATACGAAGGTGCACAGTTGGTAGCTGACAGGATTGACGAAACAATCTCCCACCTAATGCACAATGGGTATGACATTCGTAGGTTCCGACCGCAGCTTGAGCGACTGCGCACCGCAGCTCAACGAGTTGGACGAAGAAACCTTAGGGCCGCGCCTGTCTCAGTTGACGAGTTTGGAGTTGCCATCCCTGAGAGCGAAATCATTTCTGAAGCAAGATGGGCAAAGGATGCCCCGGTAAACGTACAAGAGCTGGTGGTCACTGACTCAGGCAAGATCGTTGAAGGCACCAATGCAACCGTGCTCGATCCAATTGACGACTTCAATGAGGCGCTCGAAGATGTAAAGAAGACGTTCGCTTCGGTTGAGCAGGACCGGCTTAAGGCTGTAGTCAAGCGTGACGTTGTTGCTGAGATGCTTGCTCAGATCCACGGTACCACCCCTTCGTTTGAGCACATGCGTATTGCAGAAGCTATGGCTCTTGGCCATACGTATGGAGAGCACCTTACTACCCTGTCCATGCGACTGGACGACATCATCGACGAGGCAGGTGGCATTGTCGTAACTGACTACCGTCAGTTTGCTGGCGGTCGCACCATGCTTTCATCAGACATCCAGGACCCAGCTAAGATGAAGCAGTTAGTGTCAGATCTTCTCAATGGACAGAGCGGTCCTCAGTTTGTACGTGAACTACGCAATGCAAACTACCAGCTTATTACCCGGCACGCCGGCGAGGAGAAAGTATTCCGAGCATTCCAATACGTGCACGGTAAGGCACTTGAGGAAGCGAACCGGATTCACTACTTCAATCCAGACCGAAGTTTCTTTGAGCGCACCATTAACCATCCGGTGCTTGGAGTATACCCATACTCCTACATGTTCCACAAGATTCTTCCAGAGGCTGTCAAGTTTCTATTCTATAAACCATTTGGCGTAATTGCACCTGGCGCTGGGTATGCAGCCTATGCAGATGTACGCAACTATGTATCTAATGAGCTCGAGAACAACTGGGCACTTAGGGACAAGCTGAAGGCGGCGCCTGACGTTGTGAACCTACTTACCCAGCTATTCCCGGGTCTGCCGAGCGACATTACGGCAGGAGTATCTAAGTTCGTATCGAGGCCACTGAAGAACATGACCGTTCAAAACCAACCTGGTGCTAGCGGATATACCCTTCAGAACTTCACTACGGATCAGATTGGGTCGATCACCAACACTGGCGTTCTCGGGTTTGCCCAGAGCAGCGTACGTGCCATTGATCAGCTCGGTCTATTGTTGGGCCCATCAAAGGGCGTAAGAGTACAGGCACCTTATGGGGAATCCCAAGAGGTTGACCTAACAAGATAGGAGTACACGCATGGACGAAGTCGTGTTGAACGACCAGGACCAGTCGCAGGTAGAGCCTGCCACTGACCAGGATAACGACATCACCACTTGGAAGAAGCGTTTGGCTGGTAAGGACCAGGCACTGACGGCTACCAAGAAGCAGCTTGATGATATCAAGTCTGAATACGAAAAGGTTCAAGCTTGGAAGCTTCAGATGGAAGAGGCCAGCCTGACTGAGTTCGAGAGGGCTCAGAACAAAATTGCAAAGCTTGAGCAGGAGCTCAAGGCTACTCGGGAGTCCGAGACGAAGTCCCGTCTTGCAAAAGAATTTCCAACGTACGTTCAATGGGCTGAGAAGTCAGCGAGCCTGTCCGATGAAGACCGGGCCCGTGAGTTTGAGGCACTGATGAAGTCCGGTGGAAAGCAGGACGAGCAGTTCGTAGATCCAAATAAGCCGGCAAAGGCTCAGCCTACAGCCGGGAAGAATCGCTCTACCGCCGAGATTGTTAAGGACATCGCTGCCCTTGGCAACCCTTGGGGTGAGTAA